AGCCTCCTCTCCCCCCGTCGTTTCGATAGGGGGTCGCGCGCGCGTGCACGAGACGATCTAAGGGGTTGTTATGACTGAACCTTCTGGGCGGCTGGCTTCTGCTGTTGAGAAGTCTCTAGTGGCCGCTACGTGGCTTACGGAGGCGGATGAGGGCACTAAGGAGTTGGCGCGTGGGTATGCAGCCTACGTTGACAACGCGCACGCCATGGGCGATGCGGAGTTGATCCACAAGGCGTACTCCGTTGCTGGGCCCAATCTGCATAAGACGCTGAACTCGCTGGGGTTGAACCCGGAGGCCCGTAAGGAATTGGGCGTGAAGGGCGAAGCCCAGGAGGTTGACCCCATTGACGAACTCAAGCGGAAGCGGGCCGGGCGCGCCCAGGCTGGGTAGGACTGAGCCGCGGTTGTGGACGCGTCCGTTGAGGGAGTTGACGCCCGAGACGTCGCTTGGTTTTGAGGCGATCGAGGCTGCGAAGATTGTTGGTCGCCGCCTGCATCCTTGGCAAGAGTGGTTCCTGATCCATTCCCTTGAGCTTGCGCTGGGTTCAACGTCTAGCGACACGTTCCCTGTGCTGCGTTACAAGACGGTCCTGTTGTTGGTGAGCCGGCAGAACGGCAAATCGTTCATCATGTCTACGCGGCTGCTGTGGCGGATGATGATGTGGGATGGCCCGGAGGCTGAACCAGCCCTGATCCTTGGTGCTGCGCATAAGTTGAATGCGGCTGAGGAAATCCTCGATCTGTCCACGAAGGCTTTGCAGCGTTCGGCGGGGCGTAAGTACATTGCGCATAAGTCGAACGTGAACGGCAACAAGTTCCTTGAGTTGACCAACGGCACGCGTTACAAGTGCGAGGCTGCGTCTGATGACGGTGGGCGCGGCCTGTCCGTGACTGACCTTGCCTTTGATGAACTCCGGCAGCAGCGCGATTGGGAGTCCTGGTCTGCGCTGACGAATACCACAAACGCCCGGTTCTCCCCGCAGGTTATCGCGGTGTCGAATGCTGGCACTGGCAAGTCTGATGTGTTGCGCGGGCTGCGGAAGCAGGGCCTCGCCCGTATTGCCGATTGGGAACAGTACGTCGAGGCGGGTACGGCCTCGGTTGAGGAGTTCGCGAACTCGCACGATATGACGATGGGCTTGTTTGAATGGTCCGCGCCTGATGACTGTGGGATATGGGACCGCGACGGCTGGGCCCAGGCTAACCCTTCAATGGGTTACAAGGATGAGCACGGCATCGCATACGTGACTGAGGAAATGCTCGCGTCTAAGGCGGCGCTCGTTGGTGTTGGCGGGGCGGAGGGCGTCCCCGAGCACGTCTTCCGTACCGAGAATCTGTGCCAGTGGGTGACTGTTGATGCTGAGTCGCCGTTCGGTGCCGGTGTTTGGGAGTCCCGTCACGATGCCGAGTCTGAGATTGCGAAGGGCTCACCCCTGGTTCTGTCCGTTGATGTGTCCGCTAACCGTGAGATGTCTTACTTTGCGGCGGCTGGTTGGCGTGAGGATGGATCCGCTCATGTGGAGGTCATCACGCAGCGCGCAGGCACGGAGTGGGTTGTCCCTACTTTGGTCGAGAAGTTCCCGTCTATTGGCGCGGAAACCATTGTGGTGCAGGGCAAGGGCGCTCCGGCGTCTGCCCTGATTGAGCATCTGCTCGCCGCTGGTCTTCCTGTGATGGAGTGCGCCGGGTCTGACCTTGGCGCGGCTATGGGAGCGTTCTATGACGCTGTCCGCAACGGCAACGTCTTCCACCTTTCGCAGCCTGTCCTTGATGTCGCCGCGGCTACTGCCGTCACTAAGCAGTTGGGGGATGTGTTCGTGCTGAACCGCTCCAAGTCTCCCGCCGATGTCGCCCCTTTGATCGCTGCCGAGCAAGCCTACTGGGGCTTGACGGTCCTTGCTTCCCGCGCTGGGAAGCCTAAAACGAGTTCGTATGAAACGAGAGGGATGGTGGTTGTCTAATGGGCGTCCTTGACATCTTCCGTAAGTCCTCCATCATCTATCGGGCTGTCGAGTTGAATACTACAAACCCGAATGCGGCCGAGGTTATCGAGGCGTTGCAGAAGGTTACTGGCATGGCGCCGGCGCAGTTGTGGGAGACGCAGCATAACGTCCGCACGGTTGTTGACTTCTTGGCTCGGAACATTGGGCAGCTTGGGCTCCCCGTCTATCAGCGTGTGTCTGACACTGATCGTCAGCGCCTGGCAGACTCGCCCGTCTCTGCTCTGCTATCAAACCCGAACCCGGCGATGACAGCCTATGACTTGAAGGTCGCGCTTGTCTCTGACCTCGCGTTGAACGATGAGGCGTGGTGGTTGCTGGTTCAGACTTCGTTTGGGTGGCAGATCCGACCTCTCGCTGTGGACCTAGTGTCCATCGTTTCGGGTACTGAGATTGACGGCAACTTGGTCATCGCCTATCAGCCTGATCGCGCTAAGCCGCCGATCCACCTTGACGGCAAGGACTTGATCCACTTCAAGAACTGGTCCCCTTACTACGAGGACCGCGGCTCGCCTGTTGTGGCGACCCTGAAGGACGTCCTGGCTGAGCAGATCGCGGCGCAGCAGTTCCGCACCGGGATTTGGAAGAACGGCGGGCAGATCGGCTCCTACATCGCCCGCCCGAAGGACGCCCCGGCGTGGTCCGACGAAGGAAGCGCGCGCTTCAAGGAAGACATGAAGGCGTACAAGTCTAAGGGCGCCAACGTCGGCGGAATGCCGGTCCTTGAGGATGGCATGACCATCAATCAGGTACGGTTCAATGCGCGCGAGGAGCAGTGGATTGAGGCGGCGAACCTGTCGCTTGAGACCGTGGCCCGCGCATGGCATATCAATCCGGCGATGCTCGGCGCGACTGGCGGCGTTTCGTATGCGAATGTCCGCGAGTTCCGCAAGATGCTGTACGGCGAAACCCTGGGCCCGTGGCTGAAGATGATTCAGGACCGCATCAACTCGAAGCTAGTCCCAAGGATTGATCCTCGCCCGGGCGTTTACGTTGAGTTCAACGTGAAAGCGAAGCTTGCGGCGTCCTTTGACGAGCAGGCTGCGGTACTGTCTTCCGCTGTTGGCCGACCATGGATGACCGCCAACGAGGCCCGCGCGCTGGAGAACATGCCAGCACTTGACGGCGATGCTGATGCTTTGGTGACACCCCTGAACGTGATTGTCGGTGGGCAGTCGTCCCCACGCGATAGCGCACCGAAGGCGGGGCGTGTCCGGGTGAAGTCCGGCCCTGTTTTGCTGAAGGGTGAGGCTGACGCCGGATCCGCGCAGGTCACTGCCGCTGTGCTTGGGAAGTTCTTCAAGCGCCAGCGCGAGGCGGTCCTTGCGAGGCTGAACTCTAAGGCCCCTGGCTGGTGGGATCAGGAACGCTGGGATAAGGAACTCACCGACGACCTTTACCGGGTTGCGATGAACGTTACCGGGCAGGTAGCTGCTGACGTTCTGGACTCTGCGGGGCTCTCGGCAAGCGACTACGACGCGGCGCGCACGGAGAAGTTCCTCAAGTCCGTAGCGGCATCACGGGCAGGGAAGATCAACGCCACGACTTTCGATCAGATCCAGGCTGCGCTTGATGATCCGGGTGAGGATGAGGACGGCAGCCCCGCCCGCTCCCCTGCCAAGGTCTTCGATGATGTCGAGGGTGGGCGCGGTGAAGGTATCGCGGTGACCCTGCTGACGACTTTTGCCGGGTTCGCCACGATGGAAGCCGCAAAGCAGAACGGTTCCGAGTCCACGAAGACTTGGGTTGTGAACTCCGGTAACCCGCGTTCGGAACATGCGGACATGGACGGCGAGACTGTCCCGGTTCGTGACACGTTCTCGAATGGCGCTGACTGGCCCGGCGATCCCGTGCTAGGCGCTGAAGGCGTGGCTAACTGCCAGTGCAGCGTAGAAGTTTCCCTCGCCTAACCCCACCTGACCACAAAGACCCTCCGGGGTCTTTTTTTATTGCCCCAGGAGGGCACATGCAGACGAAGAATCTATCCGCCCAGGTGAAAGCCACGGGCGAGGACGCGGGCGAGTTCGAGGCCATTGTAGCGGTATTCGGCAATGTCGATTCCGGCGGCGATGTCATTGCCAAGGGCGCATTCGCTGACACCCTCACCGAATGGAAGACGGCAGGGGATCCCATCCCGGTCGTCTGGTCCCACGACTCGAACGATCCGTTCTCCCATATCGGCTCCGTCTTGGAGGCGTCCGAGACTGACACGGGGCTGCTCGTGAAGGGCTTGCTTGATCTGGAGAACCCGAAGGCCGCGCAGGTGTTCAAGCTCCTGAAGGGGCGCCGGGTGACTCAGTTCTCCTTCGCCTATTCGGTGATGGACTCCGCGCCGACTGAGGTTGACGGGGTTAAGGCCACTGAGCTGCGTTCCCTGAAGCTCTACGAGGTTGGCCCCACGCTCGTTGGGATGAACCAGGCTACTGAACTTCTTAGCGCCAAGTCTGACGACATGGGCGCTAAGGCTGGCCGGATGCTTTCGGCTAAAAACACGGAGGTTGTCACTTCGGCTATCTCCGCCCTTGACGCGGCT